AAAATCTAATCAATGCTTCTGCTCAAGAAAAAATAGCGGTTTTCATAGAAAAAATAACGCAATCATTCGCAGACTTCGTAGAGAATTCAGGCATCGTAGGTAAAATAGAACAATTTGTTAATTTCTTATCAGAGCCTAAGAACGTGAAAAGGGTTATTGAAACTATTAGAGACGTATTTGCAGATATAGCAGAAGTAGTATTATCTATAACAAACGGAGTTATTAACGTTATTGACTTCCTTACATTCGGAGCATTTCCAGAAGCGGTAGAAAGAAATTTTGAGAGGTACGAAGAATTAGTGCCTAATAGAATTAGAAACATGGGAGGAGATTTAGGAAGCGTAAGCGTTTCAGGGAATGCGGCAAAAGGAAACGCAAACGCTTCGACTGTTAACGTATCTCAAGGATCATTGGGAGGAGGAGCTTACACTGGACCAAAAGTTTTAGAATTAAACGTTACAGGAAAAATAATGACAGCAGACGATAGAACTTTCGCTACCTATTCAGCGAAAGGTTTCAATAGTGCTTATGGACGTTCTGATAATTCAACCGGCAATTTTAATGCATCAAACTAATTTAACTCTTTAAGATGCCAATAACACCTTTAATAAGTTTAAGAACTAACTTAAAATCCCTAAAATACGGAAACGATTTACCGGGATATGGATCGTCTAATCAGCCTTTCATACAGACCAATATTCCAAACGATTTTGTAGCAGACCCTTTACAAACTAACGGAAATACAAACCCTATATTTAAACCCACAACTACTGGTGGTGTTGATTATCCAATAAGAGGCGCTGGCAATAGAGAGTTAGCGATAGGAGGAGTAGTATACAGCATATCTAATCAAATAGACTACAATAGAATAAAAAAGTTTTTAGAGTCTAAACCAAGAGGTAACGCTTTTTTAGAAAAACAAATTGGATTACAACTTTCTAATCCAAAAATAGAAACCGGAAATACACTATTCGGCCAATTTAACTTACAGATACTTCCAGGTTTAATAGAAAATACAAGAGTTTACAATAACGGTAGAAATACATTAGAACAAATAAAAAATCAAGGTAATAGCATTCATATACCTAGATTAGGCGCTACTCCGTATAACTATTTGGAAAAGTTCTATTCTGATATCGTAGGATCACAAAACTTAAACGACGATAGTTCTACGAACAGACTATTAATACTTCAGAAGATGAAGATGACCTCTTCTCCTGATGTAGTTATAGATTCTGTTAATAACAATTTGGTTAATAAATTGGGCATATCTTACAATAAAAATATGATATTCCAATACTTAGGAGGACCAGGATCTACATACGGAATTGGATCTACTATCATAAAAAGAACGGAAGATACCACTGTAACAAAATTAGGATCTTCGTACACACTAAGTTACGATAAACTACTAAACAAAACAGGAACTCCAGGAAGAACTGATAACATATCCGATTTTAGATTGGACGTAGTAGATCCTAGCAGTGTTAAAGGCAAACCTTGGGATTACGCAAAAGACAGTTTAGATTATAAGTTTTACGTAAAAGCAGGGGAGTATAAGGATAAGATGAACAAATTAATGCCGTATATCTTTAACAGTTCTGAAACTCCATGGTCGTTACCAATTATAGATGAAGCTAATAAAGACATAATTAAATTTGTTTTTGAGTGTGTAAGTAATGATAATCCTGAAGATTCGGTAGCCATATTTTTTAGGGCTTTTTTAACTGCAGGATTGACTGATAATCATAACGCTGAATTGAACGCTTTCAAATATATGGGTAGAGGAGAAACTTTTTACACTTATCAAGGTTTTAATAGAAGTACTAGTTTTTCTTTTAGAATAGCAGCAGGATCAGCAGAAGAATTAGTACCGCTTTACTCTAAATTAAATAGGTTAATATCTCAAGTATATCCTGATTATTCTAAAAATGGTGTAATGAGAGCACCATTAGTAAAAATAACAGTTGGCGATTACTTATATAGAATGCCTGGATTTATAGAAAGCATTAACGTTACTGTGGATAATGGAGCGACTTGGGAAATAGAAGAAGGACAACAATTACCGCAATATTTAGATGTCGCAGTTAGCTTTAAACCTATATTTAAAGACCTGCCTAGAAGATCAACGGAAAGCGATCAAATGGCGATATTTACAAATCCAGATCTGAGTTCTTTAGATACTAGTATAATAAGAAGAAACAGCGCGCAAGAAAATATTGCCGCATCAAATGCCGCGTTAGAAAGAGAGGCACTAAATACTTCTACTTTCTCTTTGAGAACAGGCGATTTAACACAATTTCAATAAAAATATAAATGAATAATAGGTATCAAAATATATCGATTACAAAATACAATCAAATGGGTAGCCAATACTACGTTAACAATTTGTATCCAGATGTTGTTTTATCAGAGAGCGATAACTACGTAATAACAACTTCAGGAGACAGACTAGATAATCTAGCATTTGATTTTTACGGAGATCCTAATCTTTGGTGGGTAATAGCATCAGCAAATTCATTGCCAGGAGATTCTTTAGTTCCTACTCCTGGAACTCAATTAAGAATTCCTGTTTCTATAGTAGATATATTGAATAGATATAAAGAAATAAACAGTATTAGATAAAGTTATGGGTAATCAATTTCAATTTAGAACGTCAAATGCATTAGGAAGTCCCATATACCAATATGTAATTGATCAACTTACAGAGAGATCTGCAAAAAATTCTTTAGATAAAAGAGACGATTCTAATTTAGTATACTTAGCTAACAAATCTGCTTGGTTTAGAGCAGTATCTTCTATACAAGTTAGTGGAGATTTGTTCAACTATTTTAAGTCTTTATATAATATAGGAGACGAAAATGATCTTGCAAAAAAATTCATACTATTTGCAGGCACATCTGCGTATCAAAGCAACGAAGGCAATTCACCTTTTTATAATCTGGCTCCAAATGCGTACGAGAATTTTATAAAAAAAGATGCAAATCAAACAAATTACGACGAAGTAAAAGAATATGGTTACAGACCATTTCCAGGTATTACCTCCGTACAAATACAAACGCAAGGTAAATTAGGATCTATACGAGCAGCGACTATAAATTTTAAAGTTTGGGATAAGCAACAATTGGACGTAATTGATGCATTATATTTTAAATTAGGATACACAGTATTTTTAGAATGGGGAAATACGTTCTATTACAAATACGGACAGAATTCGACAAATAAATCTGAGGATTTATCAATGGATCCATTTAGTGCAGACATAAACACTAAAGAAGAAGTAAATTTACAAATTGCTAAAAGAGTAAGAGAATCTGAGGGAAATTACGATGCAATGTTGGGAATGATTACCAATTTTAATTTTTCATTTAATCAAGAAGGAGGATACGACTGTAGCATAAACGTACAAGGTCTAGGATTTTTAGGAGACGGATTAAAAATAAATCACCCTTCAAAATTGCCTAATCTATATATAAAGGAAATAAAAAAATTTATAATAGATCAAAATCAACAAAAAATTGATGATAGAAATGCTTTGATCGCGCAAAGATTGAAGGCAGATACTGTAGATTTACAAAACAGGATAGATGATCAAAAGAAAATACTAAATTCTAGTATATTTGATAATTTAACGAATCTATTGATTAACGCTAAACAAGTCTCATTTGAAGGAAATGACGACATAGTGATACGTCAAACATCTGATCAACAACAGAGAATAATAATAAATAAAGACTTTGCGCAATTAGCTGATAAGAATATAGTATTAGCTAGGGTAAGTAATTATGAAAAAAAGAATACTATACTTTCATCTAATAATAAAGCTGTTGGTATTTCTATTTCTAGTGACAAAGACATAGTTTATTTATATACAAATTCTCAAGGGAAAGATTTAAAAAAATATTTAGATGGATCACAAGCTGATAAAATAAAAGTTACTTTAGATTATTCTTACCTATTTAAAATTTCAAATAAAAAAATAGATGATTGGAATAATTCGCTAAAACAAAAAAGCGCAAATTCTAGTAATTTATACACTCCCGTAACCAATGTATTTGACTACATATTAGATAAAAACGGTCCTTTAACATACATACCCAAAGATCAAGTTAGCGCGTATCAACTATCTTATTCGCCTTTAACCAAAGGATCCTCAGTATACTTACAAGGATCCGATTTAACTTTTACTTTAAAAAGCGTAAACTATACAAATTACAATTTTTTAGCTGAAGCGCTAACGAATGAAGGTGGAACTCAACAAGAAGCTAAAATAATTTTAACTTTAGATAAGAATCCGGCTATAGAATTAACTATAACTGATATGTCTTTAATAAAAGATATAGAGTATTTGCCTGGATTTAATAGTGATCTAATTTCTCCTGTACAAAAAGAAATAGATAAACTAAATCAAAAAATTGCAGAGAGACAAAAACAAATAGAAAGCGAAATAATTAATCAAGAACCAATTGATTCTGCGGATTTAGATTATTTAAGTACTCAAGCAAAAGACGCAACTAACTATGAATCTGCTTTAGAAATAATGTTAAAGTCTATAGAAATTAGAGCTTTAAGTCAAGCTAAAAAAATAGACCAAGTAAAAAGTCCTATTACAGTAGATTTAACGAAAATAGATAAAGACTATACAAAAGGTTTTTATATCGACTTATTTAGCGAGGGTATTTTTAAAGACATCATACAAAAATTAGTTTCCGATCAAAGCACACCCGTAGAAGATACCACGTATTCAGGAATAATGAATAAGGCCGATAGATTTCTTGCTCAATCAAAATATGGATTTAACTATAATCTTATGGCAGGCGCGCCTCCTTCCAGAATAGATTTAGTTAATTTTAAAGAATTATTAAAAGCCTACGTACTACCTTACGAAATAAATTCAGAAGTAGAAAAGGGAATTAAAGCGCAGCATCCAGTATACATTCAGTTTGGTCTTTTACTAATGATGTTGAATCACATATGTTTACTTTACGATGCTGAAAATATAAACGGTACGCCAACTCCTATGGTATATCTAGATTTTAATCCTAACACTAATTTTTGTTTAAGTAATACTAAACAATTTTCTACCGATATAACTAAATTCTTAATACCTTTTCAAGGAGCCAATTCAGATTATTTTGACCTATTCGATCCTGAAATTTTGGAAAAAGGCAAAGATGGAAAAAGAACCGCAAAAATAGTAGGAAAAGACTATACCGTTTTTCGACCCGACAATAAAGAGGATTTTATTATAGGTAAAATTCCTTATTTTAGGTATGCGTTAACAACAGACTCAAAAGCTACAGCTTACAGAGGCGCAATAATGAATGTTTTAGTAAACGTTAATTACGCAGCTGATATAGTTAAAAGATTTAGTCGCGCTGATGGAACTAACGCGGTATACTTAAAACAACTCGTAGAAACTATTTTATCCGACATGAATAAGTCTCTAGGAAATTTTAACATGTTTAGATTATCTTATAGAGATGAATCAAATTGTTTCGTTATAGTCGACGATCAACAATGCCCAGTCGCAGAAAACGAAGAACAACTATACTCTTCTTCAAATACTTCTCGAATACCGGTATTTGGTAAAAACTCCATAGCGAGATCTATGGAATTAAGAACAGAAATAGGCAGTAAACTTGGAAACCTAATAGCCATATCAGCTAATTCAAGTGTAAAAAAACAAGTATCTATGTCTACAGACGCAAGTTCTTTTGGTTTTATTAACACCGATTTTAAAGACAGATTCGTAAAAGCTAGTTTAGATATTGACCAACTAAATAAAGACGCTAAGAGAGAAAATAATCAAGCTCAAATTGAATCAGCCATAAAATTCGATGCGCACGTAAAATCTATATATTCTTACTATAATAGTTTTTCTACCAACGCAGTAGGAGCTGCAACAAACTACTATATTCAAAAAATGAGTATTATTAAAAATAGCGAACCAGGTTCCGTGGCATCTGCAATGATCCCAGTTTCTTTAAATTTATCTCTAGACGGAATATCAGGAATTGAAATGACTCAAATGTTTACTATAGACGATAGATTTTTACCTATAAACTATATGAAATCAATGAACGGTAGTCCATTTACATCCGTAGGTTTTGCGGTAGTTGGCCTAAATCAAACTATAGAAAATAATCAATGGATAACTTCTATAAGAACGCAGATGAATTATTTAAAAAGCGGTCCCAACGATTATAAGAGTGTACTAAAAGAAAGACAAGCCGCTTCTGAAGCAAAAATGGACTTACTCAATGGTAATTCTGAATCTGACGATGCTATAGTATCTCCGATTCCTAACACGTATCCGGTTACAAATAGTTCGCTATACGGTAATATACTTTTTGGAAGCGGATATCTAGGCAATCCTAAAAATGATAATATAAACCCTGATTTATTAAAAGATGTAAACGACGCGGCAAAAAAAGCCGGTGTAGTAGTTACTATTACTACTGCTATTACCGGACACGAACCAACGCCAAGACACTCAACGGGGAACGCTGTAGATATCGCTATAATAAATGGACAAGCAGTTAGTCCTTCTAATAAAGCAGACGCGGTTAAATTCGTAGAGCAATTAGTTTTACTTGGGTACGTAAAAAATGTAGAAAGCGGTAATAGTAGAGCCGTATTAACCTTTGGATATGCAAATCACGATAACCACGTTCACGTATCATATAGACCACAAGTATAACTATGATTAGATATTACCCATCTTTTGCAGTAAAGAATAACTTAAGAACAACTGGCAACGAATACACCCTTAATGGAAAACCCTATATCGGAGCTTTCTATCAAGCTTATAATGGAGACGCATATACTGGTCCAAATCCCATAAATGGTAAAAATCAACTTCTTAAGCCGATAAAATACTACAATAATAGTCCATTTTTAACTACTCAAAAATTAACAGAGACAGTTAGACAAAACTTTGCTCAGAATACTTTTGCTTTAACTAATGCTTTCAATAATACTGAACCCACTCCATACTATCCGCAACCTTTAGATACCGATTATCAGAAAGGCTATATCATAAGATACTTTGCTAAAAAAATAAATAGTAAAGGATACGTCATAGAGGTATCTCCACAAGAATACACTTCATTTATTAATGGTACAGTGCAGTACGATGTGTCTTTTTATCAAATGATAGAAATACTTTGGAAGATTTCAGGTCCTTTAAATACCGTTAGACTTTCACAATACGATATCAGAGAGGGAATAATACAAGTCAATAAAAGACTAACGTTAGCTGCAGAGCCAAACTTTATCGGCATAACAGATTTCATTGGTGGTGATTACACTAAGTTTGCAAAACCCACTGTATAGATTAATTTAATACAATCAATTGGATTGGTTATATTTAGTTCAAATTAAAGGTTATGTATTTCATTGTAGAAAGTTTGTCGCAATTCGGCAACCTTAATATTAAAGACGAGTGTTTCGTACAACTTATAGCAGGCAACGATAGAGTTCACCCGAAGTTGACGTACCCAAGTTTGTTATACTACCACAATGGAGAAAAAGGCTACATATTCCCTTTCAAACACTCAGAAAGCTTTTACTTGGATTTTAAAATGGTTCAAGAGTTTTTAAAGCTCCACAAGAAAGTATACCTATTAGACAAGAAATTTCACTCTTACTTCTTGGATCTACCGAATGCCATAGATCTACACTTCGTTAATTTGGATCAAACAAACGAATTTAATCAGTTCGATTGCGATACCAATTTACACCATGATTTTTACTCTCGTTATGGGCACCTTCCCATCACAAACGAATTAATACCAATATCGAAGCACTACGAAAGATGCCAGTGCTTGTACGATTACGTTAAAGGCTACTTCGATTTAGAAACTGATATAAAAACTCAAGAGGACTTCATAAACGCGTACAAATCAGTTGAGGAGAATCCAATAAAGGTAGATGTAAACTGCTTGGCAGACAAGTACCAGATTCACGATCAGAGCTATTCTATTAAAGAGGACAAGATGTACTCTTGTTACAATTTATATAATCTAACCGGAAGACCCACAAACTCTTTTAACGGCATTAACTTTCTAGCCATTCCCAAAGAAAACGATTTCAGAAGTTGCTTTTTACCGTCAAACGACTTTCTTGTTGAATTCGACTTCGATGCGTACCACTTGAGGCTAATAGCTAAACTCATAAATTTTGAATGTCCACAAGAGTCTTTTCACGAATATCTTGGTAAAAGCTATTTCAACAAAGAGGAGCTTACAGAAGAAGAGCTTACAGAAGAGGAATACAAAGAGTCCAAAACCATTACGTTCAAACAGCTTTACGGTGGAGTTGATAAAAAGTACAAACACATAGACTTCTTTGCGCAAATGGGTTCTTATATAGACGAGATGTGGAAGCAATACAATAAACAAGGATACAAGCTCCCAACGGGCAGAATAATTAAGAAGGACGATTCCATGACCAAGTACAAGCTATTTAACTACGTGGTACAGAACATGGAGACTCGGGAAAATATTTATAAGATAGATGAGGTTCAGTCATATCTAAAAAAGACAAAGGCCAAAACCAAGTTGATTCTGATCACCTACGACTCGTTTCTATTTGATTTTAGTAAGAAAGATGGAAAAAAGACCTTACAGGAGATCAAAACCATATTGGAAACAGGCCAAATGAAAGTAAAACACAAACATGGGACCAGCTATGCATTCTAAACTAATTACAAATATTTATTAAACAAGGTTATGACAGAAACAAACACAATAGAACTAACACGAGAATCGCTTATGAACAAGCTGTTTTGCACATTCGCTAAAAAAGAGTTATTAGACGAAAGGTTGCAGGAGATAAATAAAGAATACAAGATACTTTACAATAAGATATTCGTATTGGCCTCACCAGAGTCTGACGAGTACATGTGCACATACAACATTGAAATAGAAGGCCCTAACACCAAGATCCTACCGAATACTATTTTATTGCACAGAAAAAAAGAATCCAACACACTATACACCATTAATGCCCTTAACACTCTAATCAAAAGTTTGAATAACGGAGTATTGGACAATAAGTTTATGGTGAACTGGCCTGAATATAGGAACTCTATCCTATTGACCCAAGGCGAGGATCTAAGAAAGCTGAACACCTCTATCCACAAGATAGTTGCTGTATAATTCACTGAAAAATAAATTTTTTTCTTTCGAATTTTTTTAGTATATTAGCTATATAATAAATTATTAAACAACAGTTATGGACATTTCTCAATTAAAGTCTAGGCTCGCCTCCCTACAAAATCCAAGAGGCGGACAGAAAAAGGATTTCAGTTTAACAGTCTGGAAACCCACTGTAGGTAAACACTTAGTTCGTATTGTACCATCCGCGTACGACAAATCGAACCCATTCAAGGAATTATTTTTCCACTACGGCATCAACAACAAGACGATGATTTCTCCGACTTCTTTCGGCGAAAAAGATCCAATCGTTGAATTCGCTCAAGGTTTAAGAAAGAGCGACGATTGGCAGTCAGCTAAGAAGTTCGAACCAAAATTACGTGTATTTGTTCCAGTCATCGTAAGAGGCGAAGAAGAAAAAGGCGTAAGATTATGGGAATTCGGCAAGCAAGTCTACATGGATTTGTTAGCAATCTTAGAGGACGAAGACGTAGGAGATTTTACAGATCCTATTCAAGGTCACGACATTACAGTCGACACAGCTGGTAAAGAAACCACTGGATTAATGTACAACACTAGTACAGTAAGAGTTAGAACAAAAGTTACTCCGTTATCGGAAGATGCTGACAAAGTAAAGTTATGGTTAACAACTCAACCAGAGCCTAATACTCTATTTAAGCGTTGGTCTTACGAAGAGATGAAATCTGCTTTAGGCGCTCATTTGAACCCTGAAGAAGAGATCAAACAAAACGCAGACGTAGTAGTTGAAAAAACTGCACAAGTAGGAGATCTACCTTGGGAATCAAAAGAAGAAGCAGTTAAACCAGCTTTCACTTTGAACACAAGTAAGACAGAGATCGATAGCAAAATCGATGACCTTTTTAACTTCTAAATTCATATAAGCCCTCACCTAAAAATGAGGGCTTTTTAAACCGCACAAATGGCAAAGGCTAAAGAAGGGTTAAATAGCTCCATATCAAAAGCTATCAAGACAGAATTTAATTTAGACAATTTTAAGAAGTCAAAAAATCTTTCATCTACATCGATTAAATTTAAAGATCAAACGTGGATTCCATTATCGAAATCGTTTCAAGACGCATTACAAATCCCAGGCGTTCCAAAAGGTCACATTACTTTATTAAGAGGTCACTCTGATACTGGTAAAACGACTGCTTTATTGGAAGCCGCAGTAAATGCTCAAAAGATGGGTATATTACCAGTGTTCATTATCACAGAGATGAAATGGAGTTGGGAACACGCTAAAGAAATGGGATTGCAATTCGAAGAGGTTGCTGACGAAGACGGCGTAGTATCCGATTACAAAGGCTTTTTCTTGTTCGTTGATAGAGAAAAGATGAATTGTATCGAAGACGTATCAGCATTTATCTTGGATATTTTGGACGAACAGAAGGCCGGCAACTTACCTTACGATATCTGTTTCTTTTGGGATTCTGTGGGCTCCGTCCCATGCCGACTATCGATAGAGTCAAACAAGAACAATAACGAGTGGAATGCGGGTGCTATGTCACAACAGTTCGGACAGTTCGTTAATCAGAAGATTGCGTTATCAAGAAAAGAGAGTCAACCTTATACAAATTCATTCGTTGCTATCAATAAAGTTTGGGTCGCAAAACCTGAAACTATTATGAGTCAACCAAAGATGAAGAATAAAGGCGGAGACACAATGTTCTTTGACGCATCTCTTATTATCACTTTCGGAAACGTTACTAACGCAGGTACAAACAAGATCAAAGCTACCAAGAACGGTAAAGAGGTCGAGTTTGCAAAGAGAACAAAAATCTCTTGCGATAAGAACCACGTTACTGGAGTTACTGCTTTGAACAAGGTTATTATGACAGTACACGGATTTATTGACGACGATAAGAAAGCATTAGACAATTACAAGAAACAGTATTCTCATCAGTGGTTAAAAACATTGGGTTCAAAAGACTTCGATGTAGTTGAAGAGGCTGACGAAGACATTAAAGACTTATTTGATAGTTCAGAACATGAATAAAGATTACCAAAAGATATTTGATTCGCTTGGAAAGGCAGAAGTTGAAGAGACAAAAGAAGATCTAAAGGTAAACGATAGAATTTTAATTATCGATTCACTCAATACTTTCTTAAGAGCGTTTACGGTTATACAGCATTTTAACAAGAGTTTGAATCACGTTGGTGGATTAACAGGTTACCTAAGGTCGCTTGGTTTTGCCATCAACTTGATTCGACCTACCAGAGTGATTCTGGCGTTCGATGGCAAGGGTTCATCAACGAATAAACGATATATCTATCCAGAGTACAAAGCTAACAGAGGCATACGCAGGGTCACTAACTGGGATGCTTTTGAGAATCAGGAACAAGAATCAGAAGCAATCACAAATCAGTTGGTAAGATTAATAGATTATTTGAAGTGTTTGCCAGTAGATTTAATTTCGATAGACAAAATAGAAGCAGACGATGTTATTGGTTACATCACTCAACAGATGGACACTGATTTTACAATAATGTCTTCAGACCGAGATTATTTACAGCTCGTATCTGAAAGGATAACTGTATATTCTCCTACGAAAAAAATCTTCTACACTCCTAAAAAAGTCTTAGACGAATACGGAGTTAGCAGCGAAAACTTTTTGAATTATAAAGTTTTAACCGGAGATTCTGGAGATAACGTTCCTGGAATTAAAGGCATCGGACCAAAGACGATAACAAAACTTTATCCGGAATTAGCGAGCTACAATAAAATGACTTTAACAGAAGTTATACAAAAAGCAAAAGACGGAGACGGAAAAGCATTCATGAGTATTAGAAATTTCGAGCATCAGCTAAAGATAAACGAAAAGCTAATGGATCTAACAAATCCCAACATACCAGAAGATTCTATTGTAGAAATACAAGAAATGTTGGAGAGTCCTAACAAGACTTATAGATCAAAGGAATTTATGGAAATTTATCACGAAGACGACCTAGGAAATTCGATAGCAAATCTCCAGTCGTGGTTACACAATCATTTTCACCAGTTATCAAAATATAAATAAGTTATGGGAGTACTCAATCAATTACAACAGTACGGAGTAGGTTTTCAAATTAAGGTTTTATCGAGCTTATTAAAAGATAAAGAATTCTTACAAAATATAAACGACATCTTGGACGTAGAGATGTTCGATAATCCAGCACACAAGTGGATTGTACAAGAGATATTAAGGTACTACTACAAGTATCACACAACGCCTTCTATGGAATCGTTACAGGTCGAAGTTAAGAAGATCGACAACGACGTATTAAAGGTGAGCGTAGTAGAACAATTAAAAGACTCTTTGAAAGCGACAGACGAAGACAGAGAATACGTAGAGAGCGAATTTTCTAACTTCTGTAAGAATC